CAATATCGTAACTCCGCCACTTGCTGAGTTTGCTAAACTCGCAACTATTCTAGGATTAGGTCTACTAATAGTTGGACTGAGTTATGTGAGATTTGGTTGGGTACCGCCACTCCTTCTAATTGGCGCATCGATCTATTTTCCTGTATATTGGTTCAACAATTATGCAGAATTATATATCATAATGATGCAAGGTGCGATGGCTATGCTAGTGTTTGCTCACGTGTATGGAGTCAAATATGGGCAAGAGTACTTCGCTAAGATGCGAATTAAGAAACAGTTTGGCACATATCTATCAGCACCTATGGTAGAAAAACTACAAAAGAATCCTGAGTTATTGCAACTTGGTGGAGAGACTAAACATATGACATTCTTGTTCTGTGATATACGTGGCTTTACGCCCATCTCGGAGCAATATAAGACAGATCCACAGGGTCTGACAGAACTTGTGAATAGATTCTTAACTCCTATGACTAACATCATTATGGAGAATGAGGGTACTATTGACAAGTATATGGGCGATTGCATTATGGCTTTCTGGAATGCTCCTCTTGATGTAGAAGAACAAGAAAGAAAAGCGTGTTTGACGTCCGTACAAATGTACGAAGCATTAGAAGTCCTAAATGCTGAGTTAGAGAGTGACGGTTTGTTACCAATAAATATAGGCGTAGGAATCAATAGCGGCGCAGTCGTTGTTGGTAATATGGGGTCTGAGCAAAGGTTCGACTACTCTGTGTTAGGAGATGCAGTGAATTTGGCAGCCAGACTCGAAGGACAAACGAAAGGATATGGCGTGAAAACTATTATTGGAGAAGACACTGCAAAAGAGATCGAAGACGTATTTGCAGTACTTGAATTAGACTGCATTGCAGTAAAGGGTAAGAATGAAGGAGTACGAATTTTCACAGTTCTTGGTGAACATGACTGGTGGAATGCAAACTCTGCTTATGTCCCAGACACTAAAACTCATAACGGAATGCTAAATCTATATCGAATGCAGAAATTTGATCTTGCTATAAAGTGGTGTGAGGATCTAAAAGGGGCATTCTTAGGTACTATGGATGACTATTATGACGTATGGATTGACCGCTGTCAGGAAATGAAAACTCATGACCTGCCAAAAGACTGGGATGGAGTGTATAGACCGACTACTAAATAATGCACTAAAGCGAAAAAAAGACTTGACATATCTGCCTTATGGTGTATAATGACTTTATACAATTGATAAAACAAAAGAAGTATGAGGCAAGTTATGAAAGTACGGAATATTATGTCTGGGACATTATCCCTATTACTAGTAGTCAGTGGTGTTACATTCACTGTTCAAGAACTTAAGGCTCAAGAAGAGTCTCAGAAACAGCAACAACAACTCATAGAAGCAGAGATTGCTGACATCCAATATCAAGAACAGTTGCAGTGTATGGCACTCAACATATACCATGAAGCAAGAAGCGACTCTACTCTAGGTCAAGAAGCTGTAGGTTTCGTAACAATGAATCGAGTCTACAATTCAAAGTATCCAGATACGATTTGTGATGTTGTATATCAGGCACACGTAAATAGTAAAGGTCAGCCCATTCGAAACAAATGCCAATTCTCTTGGTACTGTGATGGTAAATCAGATGTACCTAAGAATAAAGCTAAATTCGAAGAAGCGATGCATAACGCCGAGTGGGTGATGAAAAACTATGGCATTGAACGTGACATTACGGACGGCGCCATCATGTACCATGCGTACTATAGCAACCCTTACTGGTCTATGCATTACACCAGAACAAGTCGTATTGAGTCTCACATTTTTTATAAATAGAAGAATAGCATAAACATATCGAGGACTCATAACTAAAATGCGTGGTTTTTCAAATTACTTGACTGAGGCTCTAGTAGAAGAGTATCTTTCCGAACAGTACGACATTCTACTCGAAAAGCTAATTACCTTTGGTGGTCAAGCTTATCCTAAATTTGGTAACATTGTCATCATGGCAGGTGGAGCTGGATCAGGTAAGGGATTCATTCTAAACAAACTAGTAGGTATTGAAGGTAAGACTTTTGACGTAGACGAACTCAAGGGTGCGGCAGCCAAAGCTCCTGCTATTCAAGCACGTATTAAAAGAGAACTTGGTCTAGATATTGAGAAGATTGGATCTGATCTAAAGAAGCCAGAGAACGTTGCTAAGATGCACCAGATCGTTGGTGACTACTTAGACTTAGATAACCGTGTAAAGAAATCACTCTATAGAGGCATTCTACTTGCAGATCCAGATCGTAAGCCAAACCTCGTTTTTGATGTAACTCTGAAAGACCTGCGTAAGTTAGAGACAATCTCTAGGCAAGCACAGAATTTAGGATATGCTAAAGAGAACATCCATATCGTATGGGTAGTCAATGATATCGAAGTTGCTAAGACTCAGAACTTAAGACGTAGCCGTACAGTGCCAACAGAAATCTTAGTCAACACTCATCGTGGTGCATCTCAAACTATGCTCGATATTGTAAGTATGGGTAAGACGCTGAAGAAGTATATGGATGGTGACATCGTGTTTGCATTTAATAAAGTGGGCGTAGACAGCACTATTTCTAAATCTGGAAAAGGTGGAATGTATGTCAAAGATGCTAACTACTTCTACGTCAAGCGAAAGAATAAAGATGTAACTCCAGCTGATAAGCTAGACAAGACATTAAGAATGAAGATCAAATCGTATGTACCTGCTAATTCAGAGTGGCTGTAGAGATCATAAATAATATGAGATAATAAAATATGATCGCAATAGCGACAAATGAATTGGAGATGAAAATTGAATTTAAAACAGCTAACAGCAGAAAACCATAGATCAGCGGAACGCAAAGATTTCGCTAAAATATTGATGAGTGGAGAAATCGATCCTGCACTCTACTACAAATACCTTATTAACCAATCCCAAAATTACGTTGTACTTGAACAGGCATTGCGAGAACTCGCTTTTCCTAACGAGTTCAGGTCCGTGTTTAGGGCAAAACGAATCATTAATGATCTACAAGAACTTGAACAGATGTATGGGTTCACCTACGATGAACACCTGATATGTAAATCTACTCAAGAATACGCAGGTCATATTGAACTTCTTCTTATGAACGAAGACGTAGACGGAATCATCTCGCACTTATATGTGCGACACTTTGGAGATATGTATGGTGGTGCAATGATTGCTAAACGTATTCCTGGTAGTGGCACTATGTACGAATTTGACGATAAGGAGTCGATGAAAGAGAACATTCGGCTATTGCTGAATGATAATATGGCTGATGAGGCAAACAAATGCTTTGCCTTTGCGATTAGACTATTTGAGGAGTTATTACATGAAGAGCGAATTGGATGAATCATTTGACAGATTGATGATTGCTTTTGGAGAGAGGCAGAAAAGACTTGATCGAATTAATACGATGTTATACGGTCTTTACGCACTCATTATAGTAACTACAGTTGTGGGAGCAGTGGTGTTCAGATGAGTATTATATGGGAAAGTTTGATTGATCTACAAAACAATCTAATATCACAGTTAGAAGAAGATGCGACTGAGATACAAGAACCTGGAATGAAAAGGTTCAATCAATCTGGTTGGGTAAACAGAGTTTGGCGTAACAACAACTACAGACGGGCTCACGTAGATGTCGTTGATATGCGTGAAGAGAAGAAGCTGTGGATGATGCACGTATGCGTATTTCCTCACGTACATAATGACGGACCAATATACGGGTTTGATGTGATTGCAGGTGCTAATAAGATGACAGGCGCATTTTATGATTTCTCTGCCACGTCTAACTCAGAACATCCTATGATGGAACACTTCGCAACAATTGCCAAGCCACTACAATGGAAAAGAGAACGAGAACTGCCGCCATGGGCAAAAGCAATCTTTAGTGATAGCATGATTGCCGCTGGCATGGTCAAAGAACCAGCAGAGATAGATCAGATATGTAAGGTTGCCAGAGAAGGTCTATGCTACTACAAAAAGAACATTGGCAAATATAACGGATACGCTGATAGTGACTTAGGCAAAGCATCACAAAACTATTATGCAGAGCATCAGAAGATGAATCCACATACCCCAAATGTGATGAAAAGTTTGGGTCTTGATCCGGATGATGTCGATGCATTCATATCAGAATCGTTATTTCCAGAAATTAGATAAGTAGATTATGTGCAAGCAATTCCGCTTGTACTTTGTGAGCGCAGTGGTAAATACTGCAAGCAAGGAGAAAGTGAATGGAACTACTAACTACCTGGAGCCTTATTGGGTTCCTTTTTGCCGCTTATGCGGTGATTGCAAATGATTCAGTGCAGACGCTCGGCACTTGGATGGCATCAAACAATGAGCGATTCAACTACAAAACTATGTGGGCAGCCGCAAGTGCTGTACTACTAGCAACACTGTGGTATGGTTGGACTGTAAACGGTGGAGACATCAGTTATGGTCGATTGAATAAGATTCCCTGGCAAGAAGTTCAGTGGTATCATGCCGCCGCACCAGGAATACTTGTACTACTTACCAGACTTGGTGTACCAGTATCAACATCCTTTTTAGTGTTGAGTGCTTTTGCGAGTACTTTTGTGCTAGAAAAGATGTTGATGAAGAGCATCATGGGTTATGGTATTGCCGCTCTGTTCGCATACGGTGTATGGTACGTTGTATCACGTACACTTGATGAAGCAGAACCAGTGCAAGAGAAGAACAAAAACTATTGGCGAATAGCGCAGTGGTTCGCAACAGGTGGACTCTGGTGGACTTGGCTGTCACATGACATGGCTAATATTGCTGTGTTCCTACCACGTGTCGTACCAATTGATCTAATGATGCTAATATCATGTGTGTTTGTTGTGGGTCTTTTCTTCATGTTCAGAGAGCGTGGTGGCAAGATACAACAGATTGTACTAGAGAAGCACAACACAAGATATGTCCGTAGTGCGACTTTAATCGACCTGTTCTATTGGTTATGCCTATACTTCTTCAAAGAACTCAACGACATTCCTATGTCAACTACGTGGGTCTTCGTAGGTATGCTTGCTGGTCGTGAACTCGCTATCGCAACGTTTACAGGTAAGATGAAAATGAAATCTGTATTCCCGTTAGTAGCAAGAGACTTTCAGAAGATGATGATTGGACTAGGTGCTTCAGTTGCCATAGTTCTGACTATACATTATGTACTGATACCAAACGGTTTATAAAAAGTCAGATATGCGTACTATAAGTACGTGTATGATGAAAAAGTTAAACCGAAAGAAGAAGGCATTAGTAGATTGGCTTGCAAACCCAATGGTATTCATGTGGGGTACTTTTGCCTTCTTTTTCATTAAGGGTCTAATCTGGCTCGTACTGTTGTTTTTTGGTTACTATTTTATAACTTAGTACTTGACAACCACCCCAAAATAGAGTATAGTATATAAATACTAATGATTCGTTGAAGCGAGTTAAAGCTGAACAGGACTCGGGTGCGACTCCCGACAGCTCCACCAAAAGTACATTGCGCCTTACTGCAATAAGGTGTCTTTGCAGAGACGCAGACCTCACAAGGGTCGAAGACAATGTATTTTTGATGGGGCTGAAGTAGGAATCGACTGGCAGTGTAGATGAGTGGAGAATCCGGGCGCAAGCTCCGTTAACGCAAGAAACTAAACTAAACGCAAACGATAACTTTGCACATGGAGACTACGCACTAGCGGCGTGATCAACCGGGGCTGACCACTTGCCTAGCAACAGAAAATGTGGACCAGTTTCAATAATAAGAAAGGAAATCTAATGAAACTCGCAATCGCAACTGTTGCAACTCTATTGGCAACAAATGTATCTGCTGACTCTATCGTATCTTTTGGTGGAGAACTAGATGCAAACTATGCTGTAGATGCTGAACGCATGACAGTTGATATCGAACCAGCAATTACGCTGACTCCAACTGAAGGCTTGAATTTCGTAACAAGCACAGAGTTAGCACTTTGGGACGATGAACTTGTATTGGATAACACATTAGATGTTTTACCAACAATTGAGTTTGAAGTAAACTACACTATGTCAGGAATGGACTCAGTAGAGTGGTATGCTAAAACAAAATATAATCTCGAATCCGAAGCACGTGACGAGATCAATATCGGTGCGACTTTTTCATTCTAAAAGGCGCAATTAATAGTTAACAAGAGGGGCGATTTTTTCGCCCCTTTATTCTGAAATGACTTGACAGCAACCCTCTATTCTGTTATAGTTAACACTCATTTAATCAACATGAGGATATAGTATGTCATCAATCATAATACCATCAAGTGAAGCTGACCGCAAGCGTATTAAAGAAGCTATGCAAGAGATCAGTAATTCATACCTACGACAAGAAGCCGAGCGTGAGTTTGTGAAAGAAGCAATCATTGCACTTGAAGATGATGTTGGTATACCAAAAAAGTATCTCGGCAAAATGGCTCGTATTTACCATAAACAAAATATGAGTGAAATCGTGTCTGAGATTGAAGAGATCGAAGCCCTTCTAGAATCTGTCAAATAATGCTTGACAGGCAAGATATCATCTGCTATAATAAGCACATATAAATCAGAAAAGGAGAGTTTTAGATGGAGAAACATCTATCCACTTTTTATAAAGAAGACAGTTCAGGTCCTAGAGCAGAAATGTTCATTAATGAGAGTAACATTATAGGACTAAAATACTATATGGGTATCGGTGAAAGTGAACCATTCAAGACTGAAATGTTTCCTGGTAAGCATGAGTCTTATGTAGAAGATGCCGCTGAAAACTGGACTATGGGAATCAAAATATTGAATGGCTAGTACTGATTATTTTGAAGAGGGTCTATATCAAGTAAGCATTGATCCAGATTCTGGAAACGTCTCTTTAGGTAAAGAGACTTATATTAATGATAATAAGCGTGAAGCTTTTATCTTTCAAAAAGCCTACTTGATGGGCAGGGAGCATAAAAAATCGCAGATACTAAAAACATTGGGCTTATCAAAGAGTTAAACTCTGAGACGATCATGAAAGAGATCGCAGAGAATATTTCTAAAGGAGTTCCTTACATTGACGCAGTAATTGTATACGCAGATAAGTATGGACTCGAAGTAGAAGTAGTCGGTGAGATCATACGCCGATCACCAGTTCTGAAAGCAAAAATCTATAGAGAAGCTGAAGAACTAAATATGGTAGAGAAACTGACTAGGTTGCCGGTATGACAAAAAGCTTGTATAGCACACAAGACGCATTTGACGTTTACATATGCTATCTTGCTTTAAAGCGGCACTTTAGTTCGAACTATGATTACTTCAAATACAACGGTAAGGTTAACGCCAGAATCGATGCATTTGAAAATCGTAAGGATAAGTTTTTCTTCTTTAAGTTAGCAAAGCGAAAGGACTATAAAGACTTTTTACTAGCTAACATGGTCAACAATCCAGACGTTTGGATTGGTGATATAGTTGACAGTGAGACCGCAAATGAAACTTTCATGGAATGGTCAAAACGTCAACAGTCTTTGGGATATGTGTTTAGTAATGAACTAGACGAATTGAACGAAGACTTTAATGCTAACTTCGTTGTTGAGGACGGGCAGTATCCACGTATATTGTCTCTCTTCAACATGAAGCGCATCAGCATCGAAACTCTAGTCATTTTAAGTGACTTGACAGGATGCTTCAAGTACTGGGACAAAACAATCAATGATACGATAGTTTATCCTAGTATAAATAAGATTGTCAACAAATATGGACCGTTTCTAAATTATGATAAAGTGAAAATGCGGAAAATATGTCTTGACAAATACAACGCAATACTGTAATATATACAGCAATATAAACCGCTATACAAGGAGTATACAAATATGACTACATCATTCTCAGCCCTTAAGAAGGCTCGTACATCATCATTCGACAAGCTGAACTCTCAGCTCCAGAAGATGAATTCAACAGGTAACAAAGGCGATGATCGCTTCTGGAAACCTGAAGTAGATAAAGCAGGTAATGGCTATGCCGTTATTCGTTTTTTACCCGCACCGCAAGGTGAAGATATGCCATTCGTAAGAATGTGGGATCACGGATTCCAAGGACCAGGTGGCTGGTATATCGAAAACTCTCTCACCACTCTTAGCCAAGATGATCCAGTTTCTGAGTATAACTCAAAGCTGTGGAATTCTGGTCACGATGAAGACAAAGAGACTGCACGTAAGCAGAAGCGTAGATTGAACTATATCGCTAACATCTATGTTGTGAAAGATAGTGCGAACCCTTCACGTGAAGGTCAAGTATATCTTTATAAGTTTGGTAAGAAAATCTTCGACAAACTGAACGATGCAATGAATCCTCAGTATGACGATGAGTCTCCAATCAACCCATTCGACTTTTGGGAAGGTGCAGACTTCAAACTAAAAATTCGTCAAGTAGAAGGCTATCGTAACTACGATAAGTCCGAGTTTGATAGCGTAAGCGTTCTGTCTGGTGCAGACGGTGCTAACCTGTCAGATGAAGCACTTGAAGATGTTTGGGGTAAGCAACACTCCCTTCAAGGAATTGTTGATCCTAAAAACTTCAAATCTTATGATGAACTGAAAGCTAAACTGTATAAGGTTCTAGGACTTGATGGCGGTGCACACGCACCCACAGTTACCGCTGAGGACGACAATGCGGGGATGGGGTTCACTCCGAATTTCAAAGAGCGAACTGCTCCTGAACCGGAAGCATCTCCATCTCCAACTCTTGCTAGTGATAGCGGTGATGATGAATCACTGGATTTCTTCAAGAGCCTAGCTGAAGACAATTAATCTGATTAATAGTTGAAGCGACTAAGGCGGCTTGCAGAGATGTGAGTCGCCTTTTTTATTAGAATCCGCCTGCAAATGACATTTGAGCAGATACTTTTGGATTAGCTGTTACTAGTGTCGTTCTTTGATTACCGCCTTGATTCACTACAGTAGTTGGTCCTACATTTACTTGTGCGGCAACTGCGGCAGCCTGTCTTGCGGCTGAATTAGCGGCATCATTTTGTACCATAGCACTACGTTGTGCTGATAACTCAGCGGCTACATTTGGTAGAATTGCACCAGTCTGTGGGTTCATGCCAGCGTATTCGTACACTGAATCTGGTATCGCTTTCGCTACAAGACCTCTTGGATCATACCACGCTCTATCAGCACCAGGATCTGGCAATACCATTCTAAGAATTGTTTTAACAAAATTCTCAGCCATGTCTCCTGCACCACGTGCAATACTCATCATAGTGCCGCCTGGATCGTTGAACATATTACTAAAGAAGTTTTTGACTGCTTCCCAAACAGGATCGACAACTGCTGTTAGACTAAATTCTTTTAACTTTTCTGCAATACCATCAAATCCTAGCTTTCCTAGTAACCAAGCAGGCAGATCGATGAATATCATATCAATCGCTTCAGTGAAGCCTTTGATGATTCCTTTAATACCGCCTTCGATACCAGATTTGAGTTTATCGCCAAAACCTCCATCTTCTCCAGTAAATCCTTCGTAGAATCCGACAACAAAGTCGATACGTGATAAGAATATCTGTGTAATTGGACGCATTCCAGTCTTTAAA